AACATTTCTTTTGTATCCTCTGGGAGAATACAATCGTCAACAATCTCTGGTCGATACTTCTCGACCCAAAGAAATTCATTCATAATAAAATTAAACCCAAGTAGGTTTGCGATCAGGTTTCCTCAGATAATTATTACATACCCAAGGTTTAGATGCAACATAACGTTTGTATGCATCAAATGTGGAAATAGATTTGTCATGCTTGAACTCATCGTACATAGCACGAGCAAATGGTGTAGGACCTAGATCTTCCCGAGGAAAGATTTGATCTGCTACAAGTAGTGTATCATGACAAGTATGTCTTTTACCATACCTGTGGGTATATTCCTCACACAACGCAAGACCATGGTTGATTAACCACCGCCAGTTTTTCTGCGCCCACTGTGTGCAAGGATGATTACGAAAGGCACCCTTCTCTGTACGATATGGTTGCCCATCTGCACGAGGTAGAGTGCCAAAAGAATGTCCCCATTCTTCTGATGCCACAATAGATAACATTTGACATGTTTCTAGGGGCATCTTAACTATGTGTTTGTCAGGCAGAGACTGAGCAGACTTGGTAGGATCAGGATCAGTGACAAAAATGTTCATTAGTGTGGATTATAATATGTGATGATTAGGAATACGATGAATATTATAACAAGAAATATTAAACCGTACAACATTAATACTCCGAATCAGGTTCAAGTGCAACAAGCAAGTCAAGAGATTGTAATTCTTTCTTTGCTGTTGATTTAATTATAGCAGATAGTTTAGCAACTTTGCTAGTAAACAACTCAACTTTATATCCTGATACAATGTTTGACTTACCACCTAATGTAGGACATACAATCCTTAGGTTCTCAGTCTTAACACAGAAACAGAACTCTTTATCTGTCTCACCTAAATCAACTGTAAAGACATTTGAAGAACTGTTACGTTTGTCCGTAACGATAGCACTGAGGTTACCTTCATGTGCAGTGAAGCATATGTCAGGAAGACTGTATGTTGCTGCTGCGTTAAACATCTTCTGGAAGTCCATGTACTCGATGTTCATTATCTGTACAGGTTCTCCTAGGTCAGCAAGTTTATCAGGAGGAGCAGTGATCATTCTTTCGTCAGCATAGTAATACTTCATCTTACTACGACCGTGACTGATATTAACTAAGTTCTCTTGGAAGTCAACATCACTCTTTAATCTATCACCACCAGATACAATAGACATAGTGTTTAGAAACACATGTAGATCATAGATTGGTGCTTGAACAGGGATATTGAGAGTGTTAAAATCTGCCACTCCCATAATGTTTTTGTTGTTAGAGATAGTGGATACTCTCTGCCCTGGTTTCAATAGTATAGAAGGATTAATTAGTTTGAAGATATTAAATACTTCTAGTTGTTCATCAGAAATTTTCATAGAATCAGGAATCATTATCAAAGTTTGAGAAGTGGTACAGTAGTATAGCATAGTGCATGACTTTTAGTAAGTCAGACTTATTCTTGCCATTTTTCTTGCCGAACCTAGCAGCATATTTTATGATGTTAGATTGACAAAAGTCAGACACAGTACCTATGGACTCTAAAAGGTCTAAGGTCTGTGTCTTGTCTTGATCATCCCCTACATAATGTCCTTGGTATGTGTTATCGACATACTGTTGGACGATTTGTAGAGTCTCGTTTTCACGATATTTGTTCATGATTATATACTAGCAGAGAAATTAGTCTACGTCAACTGTTAGTGGATTCTCATCAAGAACTGCCTTAGCATCAATCTTAGAATATAGTTCTAGGAATGCAGTCTTTGTCTCATCATCAAATCTGTTGAGGCAAAGTTTGATTGCTTTAACTCTGTCCTTGAAGATAGCGAATGCACGAATGATGTGTACAAGTCTTCTGGTTGAGATGACTTCATCAACACCACCTTCTTTGAAAGTCTTACGGATGATCTCTGCCCATGTACCTAAGTTCTCGATGTACTCATCGTCACAGCACTTCAACTCAGAGCAGTAGTTATGTAGTAACTTCTGTTCGATCTTGATTGAAGGATACTCTTGCTCGAATGTGAGTGGGAATCTTTCTAGGAATGCTTCGTTTAGAACATTAGTACCAACAAAGCGACCGTCATCAGAACCTTTTCCCTTGGTGTTAGCGGTTGCAACCACCGTGAAACCTTTCGCGGGAGAAACTTGCGTGCCGATCTTTTTAAGGAATACTCCATTGCCTTCTAGGATTGATTGTAAACATAAGATTTTGTTGGATGCTAAGTCTAACTCATCGAGTAATAGAACTGCACCTCTTTGTAGTGCTTCTAGCACTGGACCGTTGTGCCATACTGTGTTGCCATCAACAAGTCTGAAACCACCGATCAAATCATCTTCGTCAGTCTCGACTGTGATGTTGACTCTGATGAGTTCTCTACCTAACTGGGCACATGCCTGCTCAACACCGAATGTCTTACCATTACCTGATAGACCTGTGATGAATGTAGGGTAGAACACTTCTGACTTGATGATTTTCTTTAAGTCAGTGAAGTTACCGAAGGGAACATAGTTAGGGTCCTTAGCAGGAATAAGATCTTTGCCTGCTAGGTATGCAGGGTCAAAAGAATCAACAAGAGTTGTCTTGTTAGCAGACTTACTCTGGAAGTTCTGCTCTAACTTTTCTGCGATAGTCAGGTTCCACTTACCGATACCTGTTTTGAATTGCTTTAATCTTTTCTTGACTGTTGCATATGACACATTGTATTTGTCAGCAGCATCAAGGAGATTTGGTGTAGTAACATCAAGACCGAACTTATTTGAAAGGTAGTCTACTAGGTCTTGTGTTGTGACTGGTGCGGGTGCGAATGGCATAATCTATTTGTTTGTTTCGTATGATCTAATTGTATATGATTCTATGTGGTTTGTAAGCACATAGTGGACACTATGCTATCTGTCCTACGAAGGAGGATAACATAGCGCGGTTGATAGACTTTGACTTCAAAGACTTACCGAAGGCACGTTTGATTTCTGCCTTGGTTGCATCTTCTTTAACATCCATTTCTGTATCTTCGTTGTATGAGTTTGAAGCAAGAACATATAGTTCATTGTAACCAACATTCTGTACAACAGCACACTTGTTTTTCTTGAACTTCTTATGGATTGAAGTTGCTTTGTTGTAGTCATGGATGCCTAAGTGACTTAGGAAATATCTGAACCCACGACTAGGGCATATTCTGATACCAAGAACATTAGATCCTGGATTTGTCTCTCTGATTACTTCTAGTAAACGTTGAGTCATTTCTGAGTTAGCGTTATGTACAGTAGCGTAGTGACGACCTTTGTGTCTGATCACTGTATTGTACTGGTTGTAGTCAGGATATATTGATCCACTATCTAACTCTCTCCATCCACCCGACACTCCTTGTTTGCATGTTGGTAGGCACTGTGACTCACCATCAGTCAAAACTATTAGGTGTGTCTTTTCTACATTCTTTGTTGCTTTCCACTTACCTAAGTAAGACTGCATTACAACAAGTGCTTCATTAAGTGGAGTACCGCCAAGACCCATAAACTTAGGAGGACGAGGAGCACTTGACTCCCAGTGATTACGTTGAGCATAATAGTTTGCTACGCGATAGAGGTTCTTACAATTCTTATTGAACACCTTAGTATGAGTATCACTAGAAAGAAGGTTGCCGAGTCTGAATCTCTTGTCGATAAAGAACTCACCAACATTTCTTGATGAAGTGAATAGAGATGATCCATCATCTTCGTAGTAGGAATCGTTGTACTCTTTACCTTCTGCGATTAGAGACATACCACCGTCAACAACGAATGAATATACATCAAAAGGAATACCGACTTTCTTACAAAACTGACATAGGTTGATAACCTGACATATAGTTTCGTAAATCTCACATGCCATAGAACCTGACCAGTCTAGTAGGAATACAAGACCATGGTTCTTACCATCAGGAGTACGAGTTACCTTCTTGAAGATGTCATCGTTGAACTTGTAGGTGTGAAGTTTTGCAGTGTCAAGAACACCAGTCTTAGCAATAGATTGTCTTGCATATGCTGATGCTGCTTTCTTACACTCAAACTCCTTTACTAGATAGTTGACATCCTTAGCAGTGCGTTTACAGAATGATACAAATTTAGCATCTACTTCATCGAATGGACTTGGTTGACCTTTCTCCACATACCCTGCTATCACCCATTCTTGCCATTCTTTCTCTGCTGCATCCCAGATTTTTTGTGGTGAAACGATGATATTATCGTGATCAATTTTCTTAGGGAATGATGCATAAGAGATTTCTCTTTGGTTCTCATCTGCTAGTTGAGATGCCTGTGCGTCGAATGATCTCTGTGTCTCTACAACATCAATACTTGGTCTAGCATAACCTAGTGCTTCGTTTGGACCAAGACTGTGGAGGTTATCACCCTCTCCATTCTCACCTTGCTCTTCCTTAGATTCTGGTGAGTCGAAGTCAGGCATATGCTGAGGGTTTGGTGAATCTTCACCACCCTTACCTGTTGATAGATCTTCTAGTGGACCGAAATCTTCTTGATCTTCTTGTCCTTGATCGAATGGTGTTGCTCCAAAACCCTCTGATTCTAGGTCATCTTCCTCTTCTGTGTTCTCTGGTTGGTTGTCTTGGGTGTACTTCCAAATAGCATCAGCAGCAGCGATTGCCTCTTCAAATGTTTCAGCAACTGCCACAGCGTCTTTTAGAGGGGTCTCAGCAGCATTGAAAGGCATCATTGCATACGCACCGATCTTGAAGTGAAGGTTGATTCTGTCGATTAAAGGTAACTCTTCTAGGTTTTTGTCTTCTACCATGAAGAAGTCTTGACTGTGTAGTTCTGAATATCCACCGTAGAAGTCTTTTGAAAGTCCTGGGTACTTACGCTTCATTAACTTCTCAATACGTGCATCCTCTGTAACGTTTAGGAATGCCATTGGGCATGGAAGTTTGTCAAAGTCTGGTGAGTTAGGTGTATATAATGCGTGTCCTACCTCATGTCCTACTAGTAGGTTGTAAACTGTATCGCTTGCTCTTGTCCACATTGGAAGTGTCAAGACTCTGTTAGCAACATCGAATGATGCAGTCGGTACTTGCTTGTGCTCTACAACTAGGTTCTCTGTTGCAAGTAGTCTTGCTAGTGAACCTTTGATTTCGATGTTTGTCATTTCTCTTTCGTGTCTATGATTCTATTATGACAGAAAAACCGCCCAATAGGACGGTTAGTGGACACTTTGTCAACTGGTTTATTGCAGTCCTTCTCCGTACTCATCTTGTAGTGGTGTAGGATACCCAATCTTTTCTAATAATTGTTTCGGAACCTTTTTCAACTGGATGTCATAAGGTATAGGTGCGTTCACCAAACATACTCTTATACATTCTAACTCTTCCTGAGTTAGTGGAACCATTTCCCAATCTATTTTGGTGCAACCAGTTCCTGCTGCCATCTTTGGATCTATTTCAATCATCTTCGTACTACCACCACATCACCTTCTTCATCATCATCATCTTCTTCCTCTGCATGAAATACTAATAGTTCATCACCGTTCCGTACGTCTGCCATTTCTGGATGTACATTCCTTTTAGGTTTATTCGCTGCCTCTAACGTTGATCTCATTGTAGCAAACATAAATGCGAAGGTTGCTCCGAACAATGCTACAAAGAAACACAGGTATATAAAGACAGTGATGTCATTCATGTTCTATTCTCATACTGGTAAATTAAAAGTACTCCAAGAACTACCCAGAATACTACTTCAAGTCCATAATTAGTCATCGTGATTATCCCATTGATCTTCAAGGTCTTTATTATTAAAGAATGCTCTATACACACCGAATCCAGTTAGTCCAACAGTGAATACTAAGAGTGCAATTCCAAACGTTGCGTTAGGATCTGCGTTGAAATGTGGAATGATTGCGTTACATTTACTCCACGTCCCTGGAAGTGTGTAGACGTTAGGACAAGTTGCTAGAAACATAAATTTTAAATACTATCTTCATTATACAGGAGACTATGCGTTTGTCAAATGTAAATTTGAGAAATCTCCATCTTTTTTAAATTCAACCGTACGATCGAAGCGGTCGATTAGGACTTCACCTTTGTGTGAAATCACAAACAAGTTAGTGTTGTCCAACTTGTTCTTTAATATCTTCATCAATTCATCGGTAGCAGACTGATCAAGGGATGAGTCAAACACTTCATCAAGAATGAGTAGGTTAGTTGCTACACTATTTTTAAGTTGAGCAACTTCTCTCCATGTAAACAGTAGTGCTAGGTCAATCTTTTGCTTTTCACCCTCAGAGAATGAGGAGTATGTAAAGTCATCACGGAATCGTGATAGGATCTTCTCAGTAAAATTATCATCTAGTGTGAAATTTATAAAGAAGTCCATGCTATGAAGATATTTATTAATCCTAGCATTGATTAGTGGAATGAACTTAGCAATAATTTTTGTTTTGATACCACCGTCCTTTAATAACTCTCCTACAATTTTAAGATAGTTGTTCTGAGTGTTGACCTTGGCACAGTCTTCTTTCTTTTCTTTGAGTTTAGTTTCTATGCGTACCAACTCTTGTTTCTCACTCTCTAAGTTAGATGTATCACTACCAACCTCAGTTAGTATCTCAGTATTCTCTTTGAGTAGTTTAGTTTCCTCATGGGTCAATGCTTGTATCTCATATCTAAACCCATTGATCTCTTCTGATTTCTTCCTGAGTTCTTTTACAGTAGAAGAAAGGTTCTTAATCTCATCAGTGATCTTTCTAGATCCTTCCAATAGTTCTACTGTCTTATCGTCCAGAATCTTTATCTTCTGTTGCTTAAACTCTTCACTAATATCTTGGGTACAGGTGGGACATGTATGATTGCTATTAAAGAAATCCATCTCCTTACGAGAGTTCTCATAGCGTTGCTTGATCTTGGTACGCATTTCTTTAAACTTCTCATGCTTATCAACAGCGCGATCTAGTTTTAATATCTCAGGTTCCAGATCATTACAATTCTTGTCTAGTTGTTTGACTCTGCTTTTTATTTCAAGCATACGTTTTTCATTAGTATCAAACTTCTTCTGCTTCCTTTCCATCTGTGTAGTATCAACCTTTTCTAGGTTCTCGATATTACGGATTTGCATATCAACTTTCTGTTGTGCAATATCCATTTCATACTCACATGATCTCTGCTCATCCTTGATCTCTTTGACTCTCTCCTTCAATAGAGTATTCATCTGAGAGAAGATCTGGATGTCTAGTATATCTTCTATAACATCTCTTCTATTAGGACCAGTCAACTGCATGAAAGGAACGAAGGTACTACTACCAAGTATCACCACCTGTGTGAATGACTTGTAGTTCAGTTTCAATACAGATTGTTCTAGGAATTTCTGGTCATCAGCAACAGATGCATTTGCATCATACAGTTCTCCATTACGATATATCTTAAAGACGGAGGGTTTCATACCCCTGACGACATTATATTTTACACTACCAATATTAAAATCTATCTCTACTATACATTCTTTTTCATTTACTGTATTGATTAACTGACTCTTACTGATCTTACGGAATGGTTTTGCAAACAGACCAAAACAAAGAGCATCAAGAAGTGTACTCTTGCCTGCTCCATTATTACCTACAATTAATGTAGACGCAGTATCATTCAGATGGATTTCAGTAAACTGTTGTCCAGTGGACAATAGGTTCTTCCATCTAATCTTTTCAAAAACAATCATTTAGTCAGTGTCACTTGGGGGATAAACAATATCAGTTGGTCTG